AAAACTTTCGTTACCTTTATTATCGTTCCATCCCATTTATTGAATTGATCCCGATCCATTTGAATTACTAGGGTCAAAGGGTGGTTTAACAACTGCGATTGTATTTAATAAATGTCTTAATTCTTCACGAAGTTCACCATCCGTTTTTCTTCCTGTTACATCTTCAATTTTAGTTATTGTTTGATAACCAGAACGATCTAATAAACTATTAACTGCACCCAGTTGAACCGAAGCTGATATTTTAGGATTTGAAATTAAATCTTTTAATTTATCTACAGCTAAAGGTACGTGACTACTCATTAATTTTTTAGTAGCTTCATCTATTTCGTTACTTAATTGTTTATTAAGATTATGACCTAGTTGTTCTGCTGTAGCTTCTGAATAACCTGCTTTGATTGCAGATTGTTTTGCATTTCCTGTTTGTGAAAAATTTTCAACAAACGCTTGTTGCATTTCCGTTAATGATTTCATTATACTAGACCTTGTTGTTCAGCTTGTGCTACTGCTTCTTCCATACCCTCTTTAGTTTCGGGTTTAGACATTTCTGTCATAGCTTTACCTTGTGATAATGCCGTATCAGCTTGTTGCTGTGCCATAGCTTGTTCTTGTGCTTGTTGTTGTGCTGCTGCTCTTTGTTCTCTTATTTCTGCTACTTCATCTTCACCACGTAAAACTGTTTTAGGAACTCCAAGTAATGTTGCTCTCATTCTAATCGCTTGTTCGTGATCTATAACATCCATAACAGTAGGATCAACTTGAACAACTTGCATTGCTAATTGATATAATCTTTCTACTGCAATAGCTTCTTCCATTCTTTGAGAACGTGCTAAAGGCCCGACATATTCTATATCCATATTCAAACCACCCATTGCTTCTGGTCTTGGCATTAAAGCATCTGCTCTCATCATAATTCCAAATACTCTTTCAATTAATGGATTTAAAAATTCAGTTTGAAATCTCCCCAATGTTGGGCCTAGAAGTCTTTGCATTAATTCATATCTAACTTGAACTTCTGTTGCCGTCATTTGTGGGCCTTCTTGTAATTGTAATTGATCTGAATAGTATGCTTGTCTAATAGCTGTTCTTAATTGATTTTCTTTTAAATCTGTTATCTGCCAATTTGATCCAATTTGTAATGGCTTAATTGCTGTATCACTTCTAACAACTGTAATTCCGCCAGGTGTCATTCTAACTCGACCTATTACTCCATCATCCGTAACTAACAGTGGTGGATCAATAGCTTTTGCCCACGCTTTTAATCCAATTTCTACAGCTTTGTTTAAAGTTTTAATATCAGGTAATGCGTTATAAGAAGGTGATCTTCCAAAAATTTCACCTGTTGCTTTAGACCATCTTGGAACTAAATATGGAAATTCATTATACCCACCTGTACGAACAACCATTTTATCTTCAAAACAAACGTGGCAAGAATGAAAAGGTAATTTAGTTTTAGCTTTACCTATTGCTCTTTCATAATCTTCCGTTGGTTCTACTGCGTGAATAAAATTAAATTGTGTATCGGGTTTTGCTTTAAGGGCTTCTTTAATTTTTGTTCCTATATTCTTTTCACCAAATTCTTGCACAGCTTGTCGTGCAGTCATTTTATATTTTCTATAAAGAGTATCTACTGTTCCTTTTACATTTTCTTGAATAAAATATTCTGAAATATGTAAAGTATTAAAATGTAAACCACCTTTTAAAAATCCTTCATTTGCTTCTTCCACAAATATTGCTGACGTACCAACTGAACATAAATCCAAATACATTTCGTGAACTTCTGTATTAAAATTAGATTCATTAAATACAGCATACATTCTACGTGCTGTATCTTCTAACCAGATTTGTACATCTCTAACTTTATTGGCATCATCATCTCTTAATTTTAATGAGAACCAAGGTAATGAAGGTGATGTTAGTGTTCCTTGTAGACTTGCCGCTAAAAGATTATTAGCTGTGATTGCTGTTGAATCAAATAAAACTTCTGTTCTTTTTTCTCCACGTGAACGCAAAAAAGTAATTTCTGCTTTTCGTGGCATTACATAATCTAAAATTTCTTGCCAATGAGATTCCCACGTACCTCGATCAGCTTCTAACTTATCTAATCGTTTTCTTATATAATCAAAAGTTGCCATTAGTAACTACTCAATACAGATTTACCAGTTTGTGCTTCATCTTCAAGACCAGTACCACCTGTTAAAATTGTTCCGCCTCTACCTTTCATTCTTACGCTGGTAGCTTTCTTTTTTTCTGCTGCTAATTTTGCTTCTGATGCTGCTTCTTTTGCTGCCACTTCTGGATCAACTGCTGGTGGCGGTGGCATTGTAGCCATCATTGGTTGCTTTAAACCCATTTACATTCCTCTCTTAACATTCCGTATAATGCTCCATCTATATATTTTCCATCAACTTTCATTGCTTTTCTTACTATACCTTCTTTAACAAATCCTGTACCTTTTAACAATCTTTCGTTCCTTTTGTAACCATTGATACACATTGCCGTCATTCTACCACATTTTATCTGCTTAAAGCAGTAATTAAAAACATACTTAACATTTCTTCTCGTACAGCATCGTGGTGTCTTTAATGCTAGATGAACCCAAATATTATAACCATCCCAATCTGAAAATAAAAAACCTCCCAACAATTCATTATTTTCAACAAAACCTAAATAAGAATACCAATCATTAATTGAATGATGAATGTGGGCGTGTTGCTTAACATAGTCACCAATGGGTTTTTTCCATTTCTCATCTGTGACTACTTCAATCACTATGCGTATTTTTTCTTTTTCTTACCTTCGCCTAGAACAGTTTTTGCAACATTCGCTTCTTCTTCAATACCTGTAGCATCCGTCATAATCGTTCCTGTAACACCCGAACCTTGTCCTCTAACTTTTGATGCACCCGAAACAGTTGTTTTAGCTGCTGGTGCTGCCGCTACTACTTGTGCAGGTGGTGGTGAATACGATGGTGGCGAAATTACTCGCCTTATAATTCTAGCTGCTCCTCCCATATCTTCCTTTCATATTGTTATCTAGCAAAAACATTAAATTCTGAATCAGTTAATTGTTGTAATGGTTCATAAATTTTTAATCTTGCTTTTCGTAAAGACATTATACAATATCTTAACGCAGAAATTAAGTCATCATTCATAGGTACGATCTTGCCGTCTTTCCTATGATGCATCCTCAACTCCTCCAACAGTTTATTCTGATTTTTAAAGACTTTCAATCGTTTTGTCTGCATCCTTACTAGCATTTCCATTATACCCGCTTCTACTGAATTACCACCTGTACCTTCTCTTAATCCCTTTTGAGGTGGATTAGTAAACCATGTCGGACACATATTAACGCCTTCCTTTTTATACTGCTCGGTTAAATTCTTACCCGATCCTTTATCAGCCTGTCTGCCGTCTTGCGGCCAAATAACTGGAATCCATTTACCCCTAGCTTTAATCGCTGATGAATGTACAGGTACTGTTTCCTGACGAATAGAATAACTATCATAAACATAAGCTATATCCACATCCCGATCCCAAGCAACCCATACACAAGCCGTAGGGTGATCCCAACCAAAATCTATTCCACATAGTCTAGGCCAATGACTTGGTATATCTATGGGATCAGTTAATATTTCTTCTTCGACAATCGGAAAAACCAAACCCGATCCTAATTGGGGTATTCCTTTTTCTCTCATCTTTCTTTCGTGGGGTGGTAGTGCTTGTAAAACTTGTTCTCTAATTGCTTTTGTCATATGGGGTGCATCATCCCAAGTAGCTTGTATTAATGCTTGTCCATCTTTTAAATCATTTACAAATTGTGCTACTGTTTGTGTCATTCCTTGTTCGGGTGTAAACGTCATATAAACGATACCCCCTTTATCTGCTGTTCTTGTTAATGCTTGTGTATAAATTCCTGTTGGTGGTTCTTCATCCAGCCAAATAACATCTACGGATTCTCCCATCCATTTCTCTTTACCCATTTCATATGCTTTAAATCCTATGCGTGAATATCCACCCGAAGTATGCTTAACAATAAATGAGTTGATAGCATTAGGTACACCCGCCTTCCTTACAGTTTCTCCAATATATTTTAAAGGTATTGTACCTGTACCTTTAGATGATGGATCATCTGGTTGGCCGACAAGTTCTTTTTGGCAAACATCCCTAGTAGTTTCGTTAGAAACTCCCCCTGCCCATGCTCTTACGGGTCGGTTAAATCGTTTACCAGCCCACCATGTTGGGTATTTTCCCGTCACATGGTATGCCATTTCCATGGCCCCACAAAAGGACTTGCCGACACGATTACCAGCCATCAACAATCTTTGTGCTGCTAATGTATTATGAAACTTCTTTTGATACTCATACGGCACATACTCCGCCATAATATTCGTAACTTTGCGTCTTTCCAATTCCTTTGCGATCTTAACTGCTTTTTCTAATTCATCCATCCTATTTTATAAAAAGTATACTTGCACGTTAGTTCTTCTTCTTCTTTAACATCTTCAATAACAATTAAATTCCATTTTGTATAATCAAATTTCAGTTTAGGATCATCTTCATTAGTAAAACGAAGTACAACTTTAATACAATTAGGATTATTTGAATGATTAATAAACCCTCCAAGGGGAGTTCTAAAAATTTTATCATTCAGTTTTAGATGGCTCATACCAAGGTTAGTTCCTCTCATAATAAATTCTTTGGCAAATAACCCTAGGCCATTAATACCAGAACTTTTAATCGTTAATGAATTGGGCAAAGGTTTATACATCTTTTCAACTTATCCATCCTATAACTCTCATTATCAGATATAAGGTTATGAATATAAACATAGCCATTATTGCTATCTCATAAGGAAAATTAGACATTCTTTCCTATACTTATAATAACAGTAAGGATAACTATTAAAATACTCCACATTATCCACATATCATTAGCAATGAATATAAAGTTCATTACATCTATAATATCTGTCCATATCATTGATACTTTTTTTTCAATTTATTATAATCATCTTCGTTTTTAATAATAGGTTCTTTCCATTTCTTATATCCTTTTATCCACTCGTTAGGATCACGCCTTGCAAAGCGTTTATTCCAAGCCCAACAGCTTATCTTGCCGCCATACTTTTCTAGTAAATTTAAAATAAAATCTTTCATTGTAACCAATTATACACCGCCCTTAATGCTAATACAAAATACATCAACTCCATAAGAGTTCGGGGAATATCCTTATCCTTCATCCCTATATATACCCAAAACCCACAAGAGATACTAGCTAAAGACCATCCTATCATCTGTGCTATACTATTATAGAACCACCTAGCATCTGACAAGATAAAGATACTTGCCATAGCAATAGCAAAACCCCACCAGCGATTTTTAGCTACGTGATAGTATCGGATTTTCATTAGCTTATTATATACCAACCCCCTCAAAAATAAATGCCT